CCTCTTTTTTTAGCGTGACCCATTATTTACCTCCGTACTTCTTATTTAAATAATCACTTACAGATAATTTGTTTTTATCTGCTCTATTTTTAATATATGATTTTCTACCATTTGAAAGTTTTTCAAAATCACCTTCAACATTATTTGAATATTTTAAATTTATATTCATCACACTTTCCTCCCAGCAGTTTTTAGGTCGCCTTTTGATACCACCATATAAGGACCTTTATTATATGCTGGTAAGATAGAATACTGTTTACTGATTTCAAGTTTCCATCTTTCATCTTTTTTTGTACCACCATTACCCATATTAGGATTTGTTTTTGGTTGAGGTACAAAATTTTGTTTTGGTCTTTCTTCGTTTACTAAGATATTAGTTGTTTCTCTTTTAGCAATTATAATTTTACCTTTTTGATTTACATTTAAACCCAAACTTTTTAACCACTCAATATGTTTTTTAAGTGCTGACACATAGGACTTTGTAGGTTTTTTTCTACGAAGTTTACGTATAGCACCGCTTGTGTTATGTGTGTAAATCAACCCCATTATTAATCCTCTAAAGAATTTGTTTCTGAAGATTCTGCTCTTTTTTCAGCATAAGACATACCGAAAATTGATCTGTAAAAAGCATCTCTTGGATTAGGTGTTTCATACAGTTTAAGTAAAGCATCAAACTTTACATCAACAAAATCATAAACTTCAGGATTTGTAGATTTTAATTTGATGTGGTCTTTAAAAAACTGAATACGATTTTTGTAAATATCAGTTTCTTTTTCTGATATAGTTTTCTTTTTAGATAACTTCATATCAGCTTCTTTGGCTACTTTAAACTCTTTGAATAAAGTATCTCTATCATATTTAAAATTAGATTGTGGCATAGTCACGTCCTTTCATAGTTATAGTTAATATCAATATAATACAGGAAAACATTGAAATTGTCAAGCATTTAAATAATGTAGTAAAATCAACGTTTTTTGTCATTTTTTTCTTCCGAGGATGACCGAGGATTGATGATTCGGTATGTCCACGTGTGTTTGTATGTCTATTTTTCAAGTGTATTTTCTAGTTCTAGTTGTGTATGAATATTTGATTGTGTTTCTGCCCACTTATCAAATTCATCTACTTCCTTTTGAAGTTTATCTCTATAGGTAATTAGAGTATCTTTAGCACTATCTGTTTTACCATCATCTATTTGGTCAAGTGCCAAGTCTAATATGTCTATTGTTGCTATTGTTTCTATCATTAAGCGACCTCCTTTTCATTAGCATAACTATCAATTATTACTTCAGCATAGGTAGGCTCATCTTCATCTTCTTCTATAACAACCTTACCCATATACTCGGTGTCGCCACTATCTGAATAGTTAGCATCTACCATATAAGTTTCAACACCATCTTTTGTTTCTGTAATTTCGTGGTTGATCTGTGAATGGTCAATACCACCGCCATCTAAAAACTTTTGTTCAGCCTCTTCTTTATCTTTGGCTAATACTTCTTGTTCAATCACAAGTGTATAATAGGTTTTCTTTCTGTATAAGTTTTTACCTAAGTCTTCTTTCATAGGATAAACGTTTGTATCAATTGTCATAATGTAGTCCTTTTGTTATTAGTTTAATTTTGTTTCTCCTTCACTACTCATTAATAAAATAATATAGTGAATAGCTTTTAGTAAATCTTTTCTATTCTTACCATTCTTTTTACCATATCTACATAAGTATTTGATGGCATTGGCTTGACAAAAATCTTTATCAATACCTAATTGTCTTAACATATCTTGTACTTGAAATCCGTCTTTTGTGGTACTATAGTGTTCACCATACGTACTTGTAATGTAGTCGGATATTTCTTGTATTATTTTGTCTTCATTATATTTCATATAACTCCTTAATGTAATGTTTTATTTTTAAGAGCAATATTATTCTCATCTACAAATAACATCAAGTCATCTAAGATAACAGGATAATTTACATCTTCAAAAATCTGACCAGCAAAACCTTTAGCAATCTGACTAAGTGCTTCTGAAAAATATTCAGCAACAGTTTCAGGTCTTGTTTCAACTTGTAAACCTTTGTCAAGTTCTATAATTCTACCTTCGGTATAATCTTTATAAGCACCTTTAGCTTCTTCTACTAAAATATCTCTAAACTTACTTGGCTCGTAATGTTCTTTTTCAAAATTAGCATAATCTAACATATTCATCTTACAGTGTTCTCCTTAATTACTTGTTGTGTTAATTCTTTATCAAAATCATATTTGAAAAATTGTCTATTATATAATTGACCGTAATCATTAAATAAATGATTCTCATCTCTATAACCAGCAACATCATATACATCACCGTAAGTTTGATAATATTCGTCACCGGAAATCATTTCTACTTTACTTACACCAGTAAAATTAGTAGCAGTTTCTTTGAAATTGCTATCACAATAAGCTTTTACTTTATCTTTTAAAGATTGTGAATTTAAACGATTAAGTTGTGATAACGGTACGTTTCTAAAAATTGTGTAATAAGTAAAGAAATAAGGATCATATCTTTCTTCACTATCGTTATACTCTCTAGCATAAACTAAATGAATTGTGCCTTGTTTTGTTGTCATATCTATATACTATAGGAAGTAATCCTATAAATCAAGCATTATTTTAACTTTTTTTAGTTAAATAAGCCTTATTTTTCAATACTTTTTAAGGTGCGACAGTCTGTCTATATCTATGTTCTTGTTTTGTTCTACTATTTCCAGTTGTTTTTTACCCATTCTTGTTGCGAATCATGTGGATTCGGACTACCGTGAAAGACACAAACTTTGGCTGTAGGGTGTTGTTCAAAGGTCCATTTATCTCTATGGTATCTGGTGCCTGATCTATCGTACCATTTATATGATTGAGTCCATTCATCTGGAAATGAAATGGTATCTTTGTGTTTCTTTATCAAATCTGTAATGATGTTTTGGTCACCGTGATGTTTTTTAAAGTCACCACGTCTTTTCATATATTCTTCCCATATTAATTTACTAGCAGTATTGTTGTTAAACTTCATTATACTAGAATTAAATTGACCACTTTTAGGATTAAAGTCATTCATACCTACAAAATTGTAGTCTTTGCCTATAGTATAAAAGCAATCTATGTTTTTTGTAATCACTACATCTAAGTCCATATATAGTGTATTACCAATCAATTCTGCTTCTGGACTAAACAACTGTAACTTATTAAACCAACCTTTAAAATCGTGTCTGTGAAATTGACGAAAAATTATCTTATGTCCTGATAAAGTTCTTTTTAATCTTCTTTGAATAATTGTACTATCAGTAAAACAAATAAAGTTATGTGGTAATGTTGTATGACGTTGTACCATATTATATAACTTTTCAACATATTCTATTAGGTATTTGTCGCCATAATATACACAAGCAAAATTTAACTTAGCCAATTCCATATTGCCCTCAACGCTAATAACAAATACATCGCTTCCATTAATGCTCTAGGTGTATCTTTATCTTTAACACCCATATAAATCCAAATACCACAAGATACACAAGCAACTGACCACCCAATCCATTGTGTTTCTACATTCGCATTTGATAAGATAAACGCACTTATCATCGCTAATATAAAACCTGTCCAACGCCAACCGTCTATCTTTTGATAATATCTTATTTTCATCTTAGCCCTTGTTTCATTAAAGTTTCATAAGCAAGACCACTTTCTATTTCAGGTATTGTAAACTGATTTTCTACTACAAACTTAATCCATTCATCTACAGTTTTTCTACCAGGTCGTATTGGTTTATTAATTTTTGTTATGTTTCTACTTGTAATTTGTGACGTAACATTTAATTGATGTGTAAATGCTGGTACCATATTCATTACAGCATCTACAGCAGATAAGGACATATTGGTAACTAAAGCGTGACAATCTTTTAAATCATCTTTTATATCTGTATTCCAAAATTCATTACCAGGTCTAGGCTTTTGTCTTACTCTTATTTCTTTATCAGTCCATTTCTTTAATTCACCTGTAACTTGATATAACCAAGTTTCTTGGTCAATACCATTAATATGATATGTAACAGTAGGAGATGAAGGACAAACTAATATATGTTTTGTTTCACCTGTTAACCAACCTTTAAATTCTACATCTATTTCTTTGTTACGCAATTCATTTACTCTTTTACCGTCTCCAACGGCACCGTTTTGTGTATGAATATTACCTTTACATATTCTAAAATATGTTCTATCTCTATCGTGTATTTTAGGTCTAGGATAACGTGTAATTTGTTCTGTGAAATATCCAACATCAACATACCACCATTCTTCACCTTTTTCTTTGACTTCAGCAATTTCTTTGATATTATTGCCACCAAGTCCCCAAAAGAAATGTATGTTTCTATCTTCATCTTTCCAACCTTTTTCTATCGCAGGCCAGATTTGATGTGATAAACAATCACCCCAGGATAATTTGTGTGTTATAATCATAAATTAACAAGTTCAAAACCTTCTTTAGATACATTTACTTCTTTTGTATATCTGTCAATACTATTATTCATAATTTGTTTTAATTGTTCTTTATCATATGTATCTTTTTTAACAAAGAAACCTGTATATGTTGTTGCTGTTTTTAGTAGATAATGGTCATTCTGTTCTTTTAGACTTTCATCTATATTATTATAATCATAGTTTTCAGTATCTTCAGCATCGTGGTAAATAACCATATCAAAATCATTTGTAAGTATATCTATAGACGGTCTTCTCAATGCTGTAAATCCATCTGTAAACATTAACTTACCATTATAGTTCATTTGATTTACTTTAATTGATAAATCTTTATAATAATCATATATTGATTTTTTTTGTTCATTATTTAATTCTACATATTTTGTTTGTAGTTTAACATCACCTACATTTTGATATAAAAATTCACTTTTACTTTCGTCAATAATATCTTTATGTTTATCTTTAATTAAATCTATCCATTCTTGTGTATTTTCTACGTGTATAGTTTTTTTAGCATCTGATTTAAAAAAGATAGGTGATGAAAAGAAACCCATACCTAACTCTACAACTAATTCAGGTTTAAGTAATTCAAGTGCTGTATAGATAACTGATGTGTGACTACTCCAACGGTAAGTAAATGTGCCACCGTATTTTTCTTGTGTTTTTATTTTCATTTTGTCCTCATATTGTTTCTACTTACTTTTTCATAAGCCGTACCGTCTTCAATTTCTTTTAACGTAAATTGATTAGCAAGTAAACTATCTATCCATTTTTTACGTCTAGTGTCTGGCACATAAAAAGGTTTTTCTATTAATGATAGATCAACTTGTGATACAGGTTGACCACACGACATTCCATCACAAAAAGATGGCACGCCATTTAATACAGCATCTATACAACCTGTTGATTGTAAAGATACACAAGCATATGCTTCTTCTAATTGTTTTTCTAAAGACTCAGTTGTTTCTTTAGTTCTTACAACTATATCTCTTTTTGTAAATTGTTTTAGATATGATACTGTGTTTTCTACCCAATCTGGCATATGAAAGTATTTCTCTATATGATGTGATGGTGCTAAAACAAGTATATAACGACCTTCTTTTTTCCAAGGTTTAAGTTCAATATGTTTTTTGTACTTTTCAATTCTTTCGTAATCTTTATCATTTAAATCATCTACAAAAGTTAACGAATAATCGTTTTTAGTTATTCGATAAACTTTATCATTGACATATTGACTTTTGCCGTGTCTACCACCTAATGTATAAGCGTGGTCAAAATAATAAAAGATTTGAGGTATTGTTAAACACTTCTTAATTAAATCGCCTGTACCTCTTAATATACCAAAGACAGCAATAGGTGTTTTTAAATCTTCAAATGTTTGCCATTCAGTCTGTTCATACTGACCTACAGATGATTTCTTTTTATGTAAAACACCATTTACACTTTTAACAAAAGCACGTATCGGTATATCTGTCGTTTCTCTTGTTTCAAAGCCTTGTATCATTTTAATTCTATCTTAAAACATTCTGTATAATAATTAAACCAATTTTGTGAATAGTCTGTATTACAGTATTCTTCAAAATAAGGACCACCTTCAGTATAGTGAATATTTTTTACATCATCTTTTGGTTCATATTCACCAGCTAACCAGTTCCACTCTAATGGTAATGAACCTATTAAGTCTTCACTTTCTAACCATTTAAATTGATGTAATTCTAAACCTGTGGCTTTGTTTACATAATCTGGTGTTAATGTTGTACACTTCTTACAGTTCATTAACATAAAACTAGACCAATTTTTCTTTTCGTATTTTGTTTGTACTTGACCTAAAAACTTCTTTTCATTTTTAGGTGTATAGTCGTGTTGACAAACTTGTACGGCATATCGGTCATCTCTTAATCGCCATAGTTCAGCAATATCAGCTTCCATTAACATATCACAATCCATAAACAATGCCCAACCTTGATAATTCATAAGGTGAGGAATAATAAATCGACTAAAAGAAAATTCAGTTGATGAGAGATTGTTTCGCTCTCTAACAAAATCATCTTTTATATTGTTTAAATAGATTGGTGTAATAGCAACTGGTTTTGTTGAGTTCTTTAATATACTATAAGATAATACATTAAATGCTACTTTTTCTTTACTATCGTAGCCAATAAAAACATTAATCATTTTTTCTTCACTTTCTTTTTTAATTCATATTTTACTTTGACTTCTACGTTTTCACCTTTTAATGTTCGTGTTAGAGATAAATCCTCTACACGATTGAAGTAATCTGGATGTAATCTAGCAACTGTAGGTATACATACTTTTAAATCTACAATAGCTTTTCCTAATTGTACATCAGCAGGTAAAAAACCATTTATATTTATCCAGTCAATAACTTTCTTAGCAGCCTGTGGTTTTATAATATAAGAATAAGCTCCCTTCAAATACATACCTGTTTTATTATAACTTTGATTTTTTAAAGCGAGATTCATATATTCAATAACTTTATTGTTATTATTTTTTTGATTTTCAATATCTATATTATAACTTTTAGAAAATGGATCTAAATTGTCTAATTTTAGCACGTCTGTAAATGTATCTAATACATTATCAGGTAGTTTTCTAATAAAATATCCATCGTGTTCTAATATTAAATATGGTTCATTATTTTCTATACATTCTTTCCACAAATAGTAATGACTGAAAAAACAACCTAACACACCTTTTCTAAGTCCTTTAAAATTCCATCTTGGTATTAACTTTGTTTCTTCTATATGTTTCATTACATCATCAGCGTGTACACCAAAATGTTTTTCTAAATGTATATCAAATTTTTTTGCTTGTTCAATACACTCATTGGCATATTTCATAGATAATTCATTATTTTCTAAACAAATAATTTTATATTTCATTTATTTGCTCTTGCTTCTGGACTTCTACCACTAACTTTTCGATTGCCTTTTAAATGATCGTATATAGAACCTAATACGGATCTGGCTTGAACGTGACCTAATCTATTATCACCAATATTATGATTTTTTATTTTAAATTTCTTTTCCATATTTTTTCTAGCATAATCCCATACCCAACTATCGTGGTATTGATCTAAATTATAAATTAAATCATTGTTATACAAATATTTCATATATCTGGCATACTGTTTAGTTCTAGGATGATTTAAATTGAAATATAAAAAGCCACATTCACTATATTGATTTTCACCTCTACCTAAATAAGCCATCATACAATCTTCTCTATGAAGATATTTTTCTACCCAATTATTGTTTATTGATTTGTAAAAAACACTATCAGCATCTATACAAAGGAGACCATCACATTTTTCATTTAATATAGCGTGAATATATGAATAAACTTTATAAGAAAATCTAACAGCATCTTTTAAAAAGTTTTTGTAAGGTCT